TGAAGTTTTATTTTCCACAGTAGGTTTTATGATTATTTCTTCCATTATTAGAGCTATGGCAGATGATGATAAACGTAATTGGTGGAAACAAGAAGCAGCGTATCTTACTCTAAGAGCTTCATTAGAGACACGTGGTAATATATTACCTATTGAAGTAATTAACTTACTTAATACTCCTACTGCTGCATGGTCTACTTTACAATATTGGGGTGACTTAACTACAATGATGTTAAATGATCCCACACAAGAGATAAAAAAAGGTCCATACAAAGGTATGAACCGATTCCAACGATCCTTAATTAAGGCTACTCCTTTAAGAAGTATATGGGAAGCACAAGATCCAAGATCAAAAATGGAGTATTACGATAATATGATTTCAATATTTAACTTTTAAAGCCACAAAAATTTTAACGGCCATTACAATAAAGCCCCTTCAGTTTTTGCTGTTGGGGCTTTTCTATATTTTAAATCTTGTAGTGATATACTTTCACCTACCGGTTTTGTTACTTTTGCAAGAGGATTAAATAGGTATTCATGAACTTTACTATCAACACTAATATTCCAAAAATTTAATATTTGTAATTTAGCTTGATATCCTAGACGTTCATATAAACCAAGATCTATTTTGTTTACTATGGAATGAATTGAATAAGCCTTATTAAAGGCAAATACTCTATAATTAATTCTATCTATTGTTAAAGTATAATCACAATAATATAGTCTATGTTTCTTTAATCTCTCTATTAAGTAAGCTTTAGTATTATGAAATACTAAAAAAATATGATTTGAAAGTAGTGGATTATTCATATCACTTGTGTACATATTTACAAATTCACTATTTTTCAAATCATATTTTGTAAAGGTATCATAAAATATTTGAGGAAGTGAAAATATACTATGTTTTGTATATTTATTAATAATCATAGTAGTTCTGCTCCATCTCCTTCATAATATTCTTTTATATGATCCCATAAGTCATTATCTTTGTGCCAAGCTATGCGTTTAATAGCATCTTCAATAACACACACTTTGGCTTCAATGTATTGATTTTCAATATTAAAAACCTTTACTTCATAACCGTCATGACTTTGAACAGCTATTATATATGTTTCTCGTGTATATTCTTCTAAATCTAGTTTTAATTCATTTTTAAAATACCAATAAATTGCAAACCAGTAATAAGCTAATTGTCTACAATAGTCAAATTCTTCTATAGAATGTCTGAAATTATACACATCAGCTGTAGTTTTAATATCAACGAGTACTACTTTCTTATTTGTATGATCAATCATTACTCTATCGAGTAAAGATTTACAAGGAAAATCTCCTAATTTAGAAGCATTTGGAAATTCCCAATTTATATGAAATTCATTGTGAACTTCAAATGTTTTTGGATAAGCAAATAAAATCTCATTTGCTTTTTTATGCTCTTGCATATTTTGCTTTATGGTCTTTAGAAGAGCCAAATCAGCAAAAGAAATAACTTTCTTACTATCTTTATTTCTAAAGTATTCAATGTAGTTTTTATATAATTCTACTAATTCTCTTGCTTCTTGAATTCTTTTATCGATAGATTTATTATTACTATAAGCTGCATTATAACTCATTAATAATATATCTTCTTCAGTAGCAAAAGGATCGGTTAATCTTGCAGTAGAATAAAATTCTAGAAGATCTTTTTGTTGTTTTACTTTAGGTACTGCAAAATCTAAAATAATATAATCATTCCAGAATTCTTCTGGCTGAAGAATATATTCATGAATCATAGTTCCTTTATCCAAGAAACTTGCTTTTAATCCTTCAATTTTTCCATCTAGCATATCCTTTAGATATCGGGGTCCCTTCTTCAGGAACCATCCGATATTTGAATTAGATATTCTAGACATGTCCTCATAATAAGGTATACTTATATCCATAATTACTCTTCTAATTTACTTAAACGATCTGCTTCCATTAACTCATTAACGAATGCAATGTCATTTAGTTCATCTGCTTCAAAATAAATATCTTGTTCAGTCTGAGACATTATATCATTATTTATATTTTGCTCGTCTAATTGTAAATTAACTAATTCGTAATTCTTCATAATCGTAAATTTTTAAGTTATAGTTCAAATGTTGTTGGTCTAAAATAAATCGAATAAGATTCATCAAGTATGCTTACGTTCGCTACATTTACATTAGCATATTCTGTATCTTCTTGAAATACACAATCATATACAGGACATGCTGTAATATTATGATTCCCAGTATGAACATGTCCACATAATGCATACTTTGGTTTCTTTCGTCTAATTTCATCAGTTAATGCTGCACAACAATATTGGATTTCAGTTCCATTATCGTGTGTAGTTCCTACTTCTGCAAGATTAGACGCTTCGTGAGTCATTAATATATCTAAATCTTTTGGTATTTTTTCGTATTTCTTAGCTAATTCAGCATGATTAGCCATAAACGCCCATGGTCCACATTGTTTACACCAAGGTGTTCCATAGATTTTATACCATTTATCATCAGTACTATTATATACTTTTTCCTCTCCATCAATCAATATAATTAATTTGTTAAATAGATAAGTATTTGATTGATTAATCATTTTCTCAAACCAAAAGTCATGATTACCTGGAGTAAGTATAACAGTAGGACAATCTATCTTCATTATCCATTCTTGAAATTCATTAAATATCCATTTTGTCATTTGAATATAGTCTCTTTGAATCTCTAATGGAGATATATCACCACATATCAATAGTAGATCACATGGTTCTATATCAATAAGATTACCATGTAAATCACTGATTGCTGTTACTTTCATTTTCTAATCCTAAAATAAAGTTATCATAAGTTGTTTTATATTCTTGTAACAGATTATAATATTTTGTAATATCCTGTTTCAATTCATGATATCTCTTAAATAGATTCTTATCATAATAAGTATAAAATAAACTTACTGTATAACTATTTTTACTTTTGGATATATTATCATTATTAAAAAAGTTATCAAGTTCCATTTCTTTCTCTAAAATCTTATTTTCGAGTTCTGAAATAGCTAACTTATAATTACTCTTAAATAACTTAATTGTATTTTCAGATATGTTCTTCATTATCTTTATTTGGTTTTAGTTTTTGTACTTTATCTTCGTGCTCTTTTAGCATTTTATTACATTTATCTCTTAAATATTTTACAAAACATAGACATTCATTTCCTTCAAATTGTTTAAAGAACTGATCTGCTGCGTCTTTATAAATTTTTGTACAATACGATTTCTCTCTATAACCTTCATTATCTAGTAATACTATATCTTCAAAGTCATCACTATCTTTTGAAAATATGTGAAGAAGAATTGCAGTTCTAGGAGATATTTGTATAAACTTTCTCTTATAGTTCTTGAATTCGTCTAATACATTCATCAGTTTCTTTATGATTGTGTACTACAAATAACTTATACTTCTCAGCTAATCCTTTATTTAAAAGATACCACATGAACCATTTCCATTTATATGGCCATACATCATTAGGTTTTCCTTTAGCTTCGATAATAAAATTATCTCCAACAAAGTCTGGAGTATAAGTCATCGCTCGGATCTTTTTACCACAAAAAGTAAATGCTGGTATTAATTCAAATTTAATAGGCTCATATTCTGCTTTAAGATTATGAGCCTTTAATTGTTTATAAACATATGTTTCAAGTTTACTTTTAAATTCAATACCATCATATATGTTTGGTGTGGCATTTTTAACTTTCTGATTTATCGTTTTCTTTCTTTTTGTTTTTCTTTGCTTCATAACGATCAATATATGTACAAAGTAAACTTCCACAAAGATTTCCAATAAAACTAATCAGAATTAATTGTAACCATGTTAAGTCTGGTGTACTATTTAACCATTCCATGTTTATTGTCTTTTTCTATTTTTATAAGATGATTTGCAAGTTTTTCTAAAGATATTAGATCATAATTAGCTAGATTTCCATCTATACCTACATCTACTCTTAATTCTTTAGAATCTGTATTTATTTGATCTACTTTTCCATGACAATGACCGTGTATCATAACAGATCCTTTATCTTTGTGTTCCCAACTTAACATCGGAAAATGACACATTATTACTTCTAGATCTTTATGTAAGAAATTATATACAGATTTCTTAAATTTAATATTCTTGATCTGAGTAATATGATTGAAATAGCATTTTAAATGATCTGGTACTTTATCATGATTACCAAGTATTAGTACTTTGTTACCATTTAGTCTTTGAAATAGTTTTCTTTTATCTTCTACTTCACCAAATGCAAGATCACCTAAAATATATATAGTATCTTTCTTGTTTACTCTAGAATTCCATAACTGTATCATAGCTTCTTTAGCTTTTTCAACAGTATCCCCAAATATCTTTTTTCGCTTAGGATGAAATTCTAATATACGGTCATGAAAGAAATGTAGATCTGAAGTAAACCATATCATATAATGTTATTGTATAAATGATAATAATGTTATATACTTACGATCAGGTTTATTAGAAAATTTACCATATCCTCCATAACAAATTTCTTTTACTTCTTCTTGATCTGATCCATTTAAACTAATCTCGATAGGTAAATCTCCATATTCATCTATCAAGTTCTGAATTTGTTTAATTACTTCTGATCCTAACATATTAACTTAATGTTTCTTTTAGCCAATTTTTAATTACTTCCAATCCATTATTCTTAATAGCATCGGATATATCTTTACTTTGGAATTTCTTATGTACTAAGAATCCATTTAAACCTGTTTTAAGGCTTATCTTACGCATATTTTTAACTCCAGGAACGTCTCTATCAAAACATATTAAAATACGCTTAAATCGAAGTTTAAGTGCATCTATAACATCTAGAGTAAGAAATGTGCTTTCTGAAGCTGGTGATATTGCAGTATAACCCATTTCATATAAACACATAACATCCTTCATAGATTTAG